TGACCTTCTTTCCATCATCAGTAAGAAGTACATTTACCTCTTGTGCAAGTTCCGCAAAATTAAAAGCGTAACAACTCACTGAACCTAAAGGACTGGAAATTGTATCTGCATTTTTTAAAACTTCTTTGAAATTAGTTTCCATTTTATTTTGTTTTAACGTCTAAAAAATCTAAGAATAATTGTACCAATATTTGTTCCAGTTATGGATTTTATATTTTCCGAAATACTAAACAATTCCGTAGCTGCAATAATGAAGCTTACAGAATACGTTATCTGCGATGGCAGTTGGAAGGTTATACTTGCCCCGTGAAAAATCATGATACCGCAGAAATAGGTTACCACCTTTTGAGATGTGCGATAAAGCCCTTTGCTTGTTATCGGCTCTCCCCTTTTCTTTGCCGCCATGATTCCCGTGACCGTGTCGGCAAAAACTACAAAGATTGTAAAAATCAAGAAATGTTTAATGGGAAGGAAAAACGAGAATAGCACTCCGCAGCAAATGGAATAGGCAATGCCATCATAGCCAAGTTTAAAAATGTTGTAGATAACTGCTTTCATTATTCAAGTTTTATTAACCTCACATCTCCATCAACCGTTGCAAATTTGCCATCAGCATATTTGTACAAGTCGTATTTAACACCGTTAAAGGTAAAGGATATTTGATTTGTAAATGTAGATAAAAGTAGATTGGTTGAAATGGAATACACCTTGCCATTGTCAGGATTAAAGATTAAACGCTTGTTTACATTTAACTCAATGACTCCAAGTATTTTTTCATCTTCAAATACTAATCTCCAATTACCAATCATTTCTGCCGTGTCACGAATAGCAGTAACGGCAAATACATTTCGATTATTAAAGCTATTGTAAAGCCTTGTGTATTCTCTTATTTTCCTTTTATTTTCTTTTGCATTTACCTCTGGAAAAATAATATCTGCCACAATGTTACTTTGATTTTCACTTTGCGACAAAAGAAAAAAAGAAGCCGATGCACTATCACCAAGTATTTGTTTTGTCCTTGCCGTGTCACCTGTTGAATAAATATCTTCTTCAACTAAAGTGTAAATACCTTGCACTTTTACAATGTAACTTGTATCTTTTACAAGCGTAGGTCTTATAAAACCTTGCGAAAAGCAAAAGCAAGGTAAAAGAATTAAAAATAATGTATTTTTCATATTGTAATTTTTTTAATAATGGTCAAATATTTAATTTTTTATACAACGGATAGAAGTACCTAACGCCTTATTTAGACTATCGTACCTATCAACAGTAGTACCGTCGTAATTCAAAAATCTAATATACGCGTTAGCGGAGTCAAAAGACGTAGAAGTCCAAAAGACAGCATTAAATTTAATATTACTAAATGAACCGCCAGATACATTACGATTACCACCTGGGAGAATAGATAAACTACTTTCATTTGTTGCTCCTGTATTAGGACTATTCCAATAAGAAGTGCCAACGGATTTCATTTTTCCACCTGCCACACTTACTCCACCAAGAAAAGTAGTTAAAGTTGTAAATTCTGTATCTGTTGGAACGTGCCAACCAACAGGACAAAGACTATCGCTACTTTGTGTAGCTTTCCAATTATATAAAGCACCATAAATGCTATAATTTGTTAAGCTATCGTTTACATAATAATACATTTGACCAACTAATGTAGATGAATCAGTATTTGTTACAACAGGAATTAAAGCACCACTTCTATATTTTTTAGTTCGTAAATTTTCCTTAAACCAAACTTGTGTACCAATAGCAACGGTATTATAAAAATTACCACTTATGTCTTGCACCGTTCCAGCTGCTGAAAAATTATCCCAATAAGTATTTGTTCCATTTGATTTTAATGTTGCTCCAATAGTTGTTGATTGTGACTGTGTTGGAAGTAAAGCATTTAAGGCAGCCGTTGGAGTGGTTGCGCCCGTTCCCCCATTTGCCACAGGCAAAGTACCCGTTACTCCAGGTGTTACGTTTGCACTACCATTAAATGAGGCAGTTGATGTTGATGCAAGGTTTGTTTGAAAAGTACGACTTGTGGTTAAAGTTGCTGCACTACCTGTTGTGTTTTGATTTAAAGTTGGTACATCTAATGCTTGTATTATTCCAGTTCTGCCACTTCGGTAGTATGGTAATAACATAGTTGCAGTATCAAGTGTTGAACCACCAGAGCCGCTTATCTCATTCCATTTAGGTATTGCAGATACTTTATAAAAGTATAACTTTTTATTTACCGTATCAAGAACAAAGTATGCAGCCGTGTCACTTTTTGTAGTCAAGGTAGTATCAGAAGATACACCTCTCCAAATAAGCCCATCGGCAGTCGTTTGTTCTCCAAGCGTTATCTTTTGATTGCCATTGCTTGGATACTGTGCCCATGCAAGGCAAGGCAAAAGGAAGAGAAAGAGGGAAAGGAGTTGTTTCATGTTTTTTATTTTATTGCGAAAAATTCAATTTTAGTTACCGTTTGCGTATTTAATACGTTGTTTGTTGCTCCATCTCTTACAATAAAAGTAATATTTGTTCCGTCAACCTCTTTGACATTTACAATATTAGTTGTTGACGCTGGTAAATTTGCAAATGCCATTATAGGAGTAAAATTAAAACCATGCGCAACGGTAATATTTCCATTTGCATCAGTTATTGCGTTTGTTACTGAGCCTCTACCAAAAAGCCCCGTTTGCGCCACCGTTGTAACCGTTCCAACCACATTGCTTCCATCTTTGCCAAGTAAACTTGTAGGAGTTGCAGAGGTTGTGGAAAGAGTGACGGCTCCCGAAATTGTGCCACCAGAACTATTGTATTTTAAATTTATTCTATCTGAAAGCGAGGTCGTATCTGTTCCGCTTGCAGTCAAAATATTACTTGCAAGACTCAATCCTGTGCCAAGCGTAATATCACCAACTCCGTTAGTACTTGTATTTTTCCCAAGTAATATATTTGCTCCAGACACCGAACCGCTTATAGTCATTTGGTTAGTTATATTAACCAAATTATTAAATGTTTTTGTTCCACTTATTGTTTGGTCTCCTGTTAATCCTACTTTGCCATCAATCCTACTTGATAAAGAGGCCGTGTCAGTTTTATTTAATTTTAAGTCAATACGATTACTTAGGCTAACCGTGTCGCTTGGACTTAACTTTGCATCAATGCGACTTGATAACGAAGCGGTGTCAAGGTTGGTTAAAACATTGTTGCCGCCTTCGGTTATTGCGCCTGTGACGGTTAAGGTTGAGGATACAGTTGTAGGTTTTAATAAACCAATATTTCCTGTAATTCTATCCATTGTTAAGCCTGTATTCGTAACATTTGAACCACCTAAATTATCTCTTGTTACTAATTCCATTCTATCAAGACTACCATTATATCTTAGAATGCCACCAAATTCAACGTCGGTAGAAGATGGAGTTCCTGTTTCTGAAAACAAAACAGATGCAATTCCAGTACTGCCCGATTTTAATAAAATATTTTTAGCTACGTCAAAAGTAAGATTTGCTATTGGGGCTACACCTATACCAATATTTCCGCCGCTTTCTTGAATAACAGAATTACCTAATGTAGATGTGCCTGTAAATAATGGCAAAGTATTTGTTGTTCCTGTTCCCGTGACTGGGTTGGTTAATGTGTTTTGCTTTGCCGCAAATCTTGAAGTAAGATTTAATAATGTGGTATCAGCATCTCGAAAGTATGGCAATAACATTGAGGTTGTGTCAGCTCTTCTTAAATAAGGCAAAAGCATAGAAGCTGTATCGCCTGCAACGATGCCTTGTAAGTCGGTAAACGGTGCGGTTATTGTTCCGCCGTCTAACTGAGTCAAGGTTAAAGTTTTTGTTGTTGTGCCTGTGAAAGCTGCATTGTTTATTTTATCATTGTAAGCCGTATTCCATTCGTTTTGCTTAATGTCTGTTGGTATGGCATAACCCGAAGCATAGCTCAACGCCAATGTTCCTGATGTTGTTATCGGTTGCCCTGAAATAGCTAAACCCGTTGGCACGGTCATGTCAACACTTGTTACCGAGCCGTTATCCGCAAAATTACCCGATACCGTACCTCCGTCTTGTTGGGTCAAAGTAATGGTTTTGGTTGTTGTTCCCGTTACCGCCAAACTATTTACTTTGTCATTGTAAGCGGTGTTCCAATTTGCTGAATTATTAGGAATGGATGAAGCCCACGTTGAACCCGTTGACAAGGCTATTCCTGCCTCAGGGTAAACAGGGTTTCCAGCTTGAGCCGAACCAACCGAACCAATGCCGCTAACCGTAGCGACGGTATAATTTGCACCTATTTTAAACGATGTAGAAACAATGGTAATCTTATTTGTGTCAGTTAAATTATATTGGTCATTGTTTAAAAGTTGTCCATTCCTAAAAACCAAAATATAAGCCTTTAATTGAATAGGGAATTTAGGCGTTATTGTCCACGTTAAAACACTTGATAAGGCTGGTTGATATTCCTGTTTTAAAATCTTTATGGTATCTCCACCAATGGCAACATCGATTGAATCTTGCAACCTTGCGTAAATGGTTGTCGTATCTAAACGCAAAGTTCCCGTCGTTGTTATTGTTCCTCCAAGTAAACCAAAACCGCTTGCAACACTTGTCACTGTGCCTGTTCCTTTTGCATCTATCCTTGTAGATAATGAAGCCGTGTCCGCTGCATTTAATTTAGTCGCAAATCTGGAAGTTAAATTAAGGCTTAAAGTATCGGATTGAGTAAATAAAAATGAGGTATCAGCCGAAACCGTGCCCGTGGTTGTGATAGGATTTGGATTAACAATTATTCCTGTTCCCCCAGAAATAGAGGTTAGTGAACCCGAACCACCACTACCAGCACCGCCACCACGGGGGAAAATCACCGTATAATTTTCACCTACTTTATAAGCCGTTGAACCTATAACCACGGAGGCATTGGTTGGTATCGTATATTGGGTTGGTAACAATATTTGTCCATTACGGTAAACTTGCACCACATTTACGCCACCTACTACTAATGTATCACTTTGTGTCCAAGTCAAGGTTGAGGAAGAAACATTGGTAAAATCTTGCCTTGCATAAAATCTGCCACTTGTATCCGCGTATGCTTTGGTTGCATAGTTGGCTAACATAGCAGCCGTATCACTTACTAAAAGTGCGGCAGTTGTATCTCTCCATAATCCATCAGAATAAAATAAACTTGATTTTTCAACTGGTGAGGTAATTGCCACATTATGCAATTCGTTTAAACTATAACCCGATGCTACACGAATAGCAATAGTTCCATTGTTTGACGATGAATTTATACAAAATCCTATTGGCATATCAATGTTTGGAGCAATAGGTTCAACATCCGTCCAAACACCAGCAGTAGTTGGAGATGGGTAAAGAATAGCACCAGCCGCAAATGTATCAGTATTAACTTGCCTTATCTTGCCAAAGGAAATAACATAGCCATCCTCACCGTTGCTTAAATCATGTGCGGTTATTCCTAATAGCAATTTTGCATCTATTGTGCCGTTGGCTATAAACTTTGCAACTGTTATTCTTCCACTTGCTCCAACCGTGCCATTAGCATAAACAAGGCTTCCTTTTGTAATGGTTGAGCCTGTCTGATTTTTTACCAACCAAAAGTTTTTAAATCCTAATTCATTGGGCACGGCATCGTACATTCCCAAAACCACTGTACCTAATTCCGAATCCCATCGCATTTTTGCCGTGTCCACATTGTTAGGGGATACGCTTGTTTTAAAAAATAAAGAGTCAATAGGCTGCGTAAATGCTGCTGAACCTCCGCCAACCAATCCCCAAACATTGGAAGTAAAATCAAATGAGTATATTTTTAAATTAACGGTGTCAAGGATAACCCACGCATATTGATTTGATACAGGTTGAATGCTTGCCGTATCGGAAATTGAACCTCGCCAAACCAATCCGTCTGCCGTGGTCTGGAAACCTAATCTTTGTTTATTTATATTAATAGGGAATTGACCGTAAAGGCTTATCGAAAGGAATAAAAAAAGAATTGAAGGTATTTGTTTTTTACCTCCAATCCTCTTGATTAAACTACTCCCGACTTTGATTAAAACCTCTTGTAATAATATTTCACCGACGCGCCCCAATGCCTTGAGGAATCGTCTTTCTTTTTTTGGTTTCTCTATCATAGCACAATGCCTAAAGTGTTGTAAATGTCTGTAATTTCTTCCTCGTGTTCATCGCAAGTTGACTCAGGGCAACCAATGGCGCTGGGAATAAAGGCGGTCAAAGGTGTTGAGTAATTGCAAAGCAAATCTTTAATCCTTTTCTTTTTTACGTCTAACCTTTGTAACAAAGTATCTTGATAAAACTTTAAACCATCAACCCCGACG